TGACGGCGGACCAGGTGGACCAGGCCTTCCGCGAAGCGGCGCAGATCTGATGCCGGCCAGAATCGAACGCTGGACCCCGCCTCGGTTCGTGGCCGTCGAGCAGACGAAGGAACACCACCACTACCTCACCGCGGACTGGAAGGCGAAGCGGATCCGGATCGCCACGCGGGACAGGTTCGTGTGCCGTGACTGTGGCAAGGTGGTGAGCGGCAGCCAGGCCCACGTCGATCACATTGTCCCGCTCGAAGAAGGCGGCAGCGACGACGACGCCAACCTCCAGGTCCTGTGCGAGGCGGATCATGGCCGCAAGACGAGGGCCGAGCAGCGGAGGCGAGGCGTTCTGTGATCCATGTCGTGACCGGCCACGTCTGCTCCGGCAAGTCGACCTACGTCCGCAACCACGCCAAGCCAGGCGACATCGTCATTGACATGGACCGTATCGCCCTCGCCCTGTCCGTCGAAGGCACGCCGCACCACGACTACCCCAGGCACGTCGTCGACGTGGCCCGTGCAGCCCGCCTCGAGGCGATGGACGCCGCGGTCCGCAAACACCGGGCCGGAGGCTTCGACGTGTGGATCGTTCACGCCTAACCAGAGCCACGCGACATGGCCACATACGCTCGGCTGAGAGCCCGCGTCGTCGAGATGCGTGTGGATGCCGAAACGCTGCGCGAACGAGCCGCACGCGAGCGACCAGAGGCTGCGCGGGCGTACCTCGAGGAGCGGCTGGCTGCCGGACTGGCACCCGGGGTGGGGTCGGCCGGCCACCTGCCATTTTGTCGAAGCCCCCAAGCGACTCCCAAACTAATTTCCGCGCGCCTTTCGCCAAAATGAGGTGACCCATGGGCCGCCGCGGCCGCCATCCTGACCCCAACAGCAAGCGCAGCCAGGCCGCCCTGGCCCGCGCCCAGCAGCTCGCCAAGTACGGCGGCCAGCCCGCCGCAGCGGCCGCGTCATCGGCCGAGCTGGAGCCGCCGGACCAGGTCGAGAAGGTGCCGGCCGCCCTCGCGTTCTGGTCGCGGCACGCCCCGATCCTCCAGGCCGACGGCCGGCTCCGCGCCGAGCAGCTCGACGCGTTCGCGATCCTCTGCCGGCTCCACGCCGAGATCGTCCAGCTCGAGGACCTGGTCATGGCCGAGGGCTGGATCACGGCGACCGACAAGGGCCAGGCCGCCAGCCCGGTGGCGAAGCTGCTCCGTGACTCGCGGCGGGACTTCGTTCAACTGGCCAGGGACTTCGGCCTCACGGCCGCGTCCGCCGCCCGCCTCCCCCAGGACCTGACCAGTGGCGAAGAAGCCGAGCACGTCGACGAGGAAGAAGGCGTCCTCCGCTCCCTCCAGATCCGCCGCAGCTGACCCGACGACGCGGCCGGAGTACGTCCCTGGTTACCAGTGGGACGAGGCCGCGGCGTCCGCCCCGGTCAAGTTCATCGAGACGCTCTGCCGCCATCCGGACGAGCACGGCGGCGCGCCCACGCGGATCAAGCTGATCGACTGGCAAAAGGACCAGGTCCTGCGGCCACTCTTCGGCTGGCGGCGACCCGACGGCCGGCTCCGGTTCCGCCGGGCCGGGATCTTCGTGCCAAAGAAAAACCGCAAGAGCTCGGTGATGAGCCAGCTCGCCCAGTACATCATCACCTGTCACGCCCCGGCCCAGGACGTGTTCCTCGCGGCGAACGACCGCCTTCAGGCCCGCACGATGTACCGCATGGTCCGGCAGAGCGTCGAAGCCTCGCCGAAACTGTCGAAGCTGCTCGAGGTCGTCGACTCGCGGTCGATCATCCGCAACCGCGAGACCGGGAAAGAAATACGATGTCTTTCTTCTGACAGCTGGCGGAACGAAGGACTGAACGGCTCCGTCATCCTGGACGAGATCCACTCGTTCCGCACGCCCGACCTCGTCGACGCCCTGATCTACGCCACCCGCGGCACGGCGAACGGTCTGGTGATCTCGATCTCGACCGCCGGCGACAACCGAAACGGCATCGGCTGGCGGTGGTGGCAGGACTGCGAGCTGGTCATCAAGGACCCCAAAACCAACCCCACCTTCTACGGCCTGCTCTACGCCGCCGCGCCCGACGACGACTTCAGCGATCCGAAGGTCTGGCGGAAGGCCAACCCGTCCATGGGTGTGGCGTTCCCCGAGGACGAGTTCGCGGCCGACTACCAGGACGCGTGCACCGACCCGCGGAAGATGTCGAAGTGGCTCCGCTACTCGCTCAACGTCTGGCAGGAGTCCGACAACCGCTGGTTCCACGGCGACGCGTTCGCCAACTGCCGCAAGGAGCCGCCCGATTCGCTCGACGGCCGTCCCTGCGTCGTCGGCGTAGACCTGGCGTCGAACCTCGACATGACCGCCGCCGCGTTCCTGTTCAAGGCCGCCGACGGCTCCTACGACGTCGAGATGCGCTACTGGGTCCCCGAGGAGACCGTGGCCGAGCGCGAGCGGAAGGACCGCGTCCCGTACACGACCTGGATCCGGGAGGGCTGGCTGACCGTCACCGAGGGCAGCCGGCTCGACCACCAGGCGGTGGCCCGGGACATCTTGGCCTATGCCAAGGACCACCAGGTCGTCCGGGTGGCCGCCGACCCGTGGCAGGTCGGCCTCCTGGCCACCCTGCTCCAGCAGGAGGGCCTGGACGTCAAGGGCGTGGCCCAGAACACGAAGACGCTCAACGCCGGTTGCAAGATGCTCGAGGGCCTCGTGGCCGAGGGCCGGTTCCGGTTCGTGTCCCCGATCCTGGCGTGGAACGCCAACAATGTCGCGTGCTACACCGACACGACCGGGATGATCAAGCCGGACAAGCAGAAGTCGAGCGAGAAGATCGACGGAATCGTGGCCCTCACGAACGCCTTCGCGATGGCCCTGGCGAGCGACGAGGAGCTGTCGACGCCGAGCGTGGACGACTGGGTCGTCCGCGTGATCTGATGATTCTTTGCGGCCGGCCGCGGGGACGATGTTCCCATGCCCAGCCCCGCGAAAAAGCCGGCCCGCCGGCGGACTGCGCGCCGCCCGTCGAAGGCCACCGCGCCGGCCGTGATCAACGTCCGAGCCTCGGCCATGGACTTCGCCATGGGCCAGGCCGTCTCGACGTCGATCGGGCCCGAGGTCGCGGTCCGCGTGACGTCGATCCTGGCTGTCGTGCGGTGGATCGCCCAGGCCGTCGCCACGATGCCGATGCAGGTCATGCGGACGCTGCCCGACGGGCGGAAAGTCGACGCGGCCGTCCCGGCCGGCTACGTCCTGAAGAAGCGGCCCAACGCGTGGCAGACGGCCTACGACTTCTACCAGCTCGTGGCCTACTGGACGGCCCTCCACGGGAACGCGTTCGCCAGGATCATCCCGGGCGACCGCGGCTGGATGTCCGAGCTCCGGCCCATGCACCCGACCCGGGTCGACGTGATCCGAAACCGGGACTACTCGCTCTCCTACCGGTTCTTCGACGAGACGCGGACCTGGCGGGATCTCGACGCGTCCGAGGTCCTGCACTGGCGGTGGCTCTCGGATAATGGGTTCTACGGCCTGCCGCCGACCGAGCTCTGCGGCACGTCGCTCGGCCTGGCCCGCCGGCTCGACGCCGCGGCCACAGCCCACTGGGACAACAGCGGCCGCCCCGACTTGGTCCTCGAGACGGACGAGAAGATCCCGGACGAGGCGGTCAACGCGCTGCGGGCCGCGCTCCACGACGTGTACGGCGGCGCGCGGAACCGCGGTAAGACGGCGGTCCTGCCGAAGAAGACGCGGCTGAAGGCGATCGAATCGAACACGATGGAGCAGTCCCAGTTCCAGGAACTGCGGGACGCAATCCTCGCCGACATCTGCCGCTGCTGGGGCGTCCCGTCCACGCTGCTCGGCGACCACCGGATGGCCCGCTGGTCGAACATGGAGCAGGAGCACCTGTCGGCCCAGGTGTGGTCGCTTCTGCCGTGGCAGCGGCGGATCGAGGGCCCGATCGACATGGCGATCCAGCCGGTCTACGGCGAGGACGTGTACTGCAAGCTCGACAATCGCGGGCTTCTCCGCGGCGACATGACGGCTCGGGCGAATCACTACAAGGCCCTGTTCACCATGGGCGCTCTCTCTCCCAACCAGGTGCGCGACCTGGAGGACT